GTTCCTTCTTCTTCCATTTCGTAACCCCTGGTTACCCGTGTGATAGCCGCACGTAGCTTGTTAGTAACTTGCATTTTGCAAGTCTCTACCTAAGTATATGCCCTATTTAGGTTTTGTGCTATATTAAAAACTTAATTATTGGGGAATTGGAATGCTATTGCACAAACCTGACACGACCGCTAAACGCTTGGTTTCTTGCTGGAAACGGGCTTCCAATATGGCAAGTCCAGGGGAAATAGACCATAGGCACGGACTATACGTGGCATGGGAAAACTGCAAGGCTTTCATGGACGGAAGCGACGGTTCACCAGAAGACACAGCCTATGATATATGCTTGCTGGATTGGTTCGCCTCAAGGCTGGATGTTTATTCAAAAAAAAATATATTGGCAAATGACGGAACCGTTTCTGCAATCCTATACGAATGGAAGTCACGTATGCCTTTCGACCCGACTAAATTGGCCTAGAGCAATTCCGCCATAATGTGCATTATTACCGATTCTTCCTCCAATATCTCGGCTTCGACCCCCTCAAGGTAAGCGATAAGCCTTAGTTGGGCGGCATTGGCTTCCCTTGCCGCATCTTCCAACGCCTTGGTGGCAAAATCAAGGCGTTGACGTTCATGTTCAAGTTCCCTTAACCTTGACTTTATGGCATTTTTATCCGCCCTTGTGCGCCATTTTTCTGACGTTAATGTAGTTTTATTATCAGGTATGATAAATTCTTGGCGTTTTTCCAGGCGTTTCGGCACGTGCCTTTGCCTGTAGTAGTAATTGCCGCCGCCGAGCTCGGCAATTTGTACCGGAAATCCGCTTGTACCCTGTGCGCTTACAGTATCAGGACTATTAAAACTAATGCCAATACCAGTGACTGAAGCGTTGCCCACAAAGCCAGATGCCGCTGCATTGTCGGGCAGGTTTATGGCATTGGCATTGCCTATGGCGACCGTATTTCCCAATGCGATGGCGATGTCCGGCCTGTTGGACGGGCTTGCCGACCCTGTCACGACCAGTTGCCCCTGTGCCTGGGCGATGTCAGGACTGTTTATGGCTAAAGCAGTGCCTATTATGGCATTGGATGCCGTCCCGGTGGCAGATACGCTGTCCGGTCTGTTGGTAGGGCTTGCGGTGGCCGTAACCAACAACTGCCCTTGCCCTTGCACCGCATCGGGCTTGTTGATTGCCGATGCAACGCCTTGCAAGGTGGCTGACCCGGCGGCTTGCACCGTATCTTGCTTGTTAAGTGCCGCCGCCGTCCCTGTGACGGTCGATACGAGGCTGGCAAGTGCAGCCACGCTGTCAGGCTTGTTCAGTGCCGATGCAATTGCCGTGACAATAGGACTTGCGGTAGCCTGTGCGCTGTCCTGCCTGTTGGATGGGTTTGCCGTGCCGGACAACGTTACCGTGCCTGTGGCAGATACGCTGTCGGGCTTGTTGGATGGGCTTGCCGTGGCGGTCACCACAAGCTGGCCTTGCGCCTGTGCCGTGTCGGGTTTGTTCAAGGCCGCGCCAGTACCCGTATTCCCGCTTGCGGCTGATACAGGTATGATCAGGTCTTTGTCGAACAACCCCAAGAAATTGGCCTCGCTGTTGAACAGGCCGATAGGGTCGAAGTCCGCCGTTTGGCTACGCCTTTTTTTCCAGGTCGGCGCGCCTATTTTTGGCGGGACTGGGTCAGGTATGGCCGAAAAAGATATGTCTTGCACCGACCAAGGCACGCTCCCGCTGGTCGTCCAGGACATCGGGTAGTTCCCTGGCGTGGGCTCTATCCGGTACGCCAAGCTAAACGGCATGGTGGTGGCCGTCGGTACGTCGTGTTGCGCTATCTCGGTTTGTGTGCCAGCCGATGTGATGGTGACATCGCCGTTATCGTGGTCGAACAGCGCGATAATCAGGTCGCCGTTGCCCGTTGTCGTGATGCCCTCGGACGCGCTAGTGCCAGTCCCTGAGGTGTTTCCGCCATCGACGCTGAATGCCTTTACCCCCCTGAACTCGGCGATGCCAAAGCTCAATATGTCCGTGGCCGTGCCGCTCGGCGGGTTGACCGTGACCGTGCAAGCCCCGGATGCCGTGGCGAACCCGTAGGCCAGCCACTTGGAAGCGTTGGCGGTGCGGGTTATGACTATGGAGGTGTAAACCGTGCCTAGCGTGTCCGACACGGGCATGGTGGTTGGGGCTGCCGTGGTGTCGAAACAAGCCCCGCCGCATATGAGCAGGTCTCCGGATGTTACGTTGCCTGGGTAAGCGAGGGCTTGTAGGTCAACGAGGCTCGCCGATGCCGACGATGCCCGTTGTGAGGCTATCTCAATGATAGCCATGGCTTAGTTGTCGCTAGTGCAAGAATGCCCTGCCACGTCTATCGCCACGGTGGTCGCGGTTATGTTGGCCGTGCCGTTGGAACAGGCTATCTCCTGGCCTAGGAATGCGGTGTTTAGCGGTATGGTCGTGCTTGTGGTGGTGTCGACCAGCATGGTGTTGGTCACTAGGTCTAGCAAGGCGTAACCGATCACGCCGCCATTTGGCGCTGACCATATCCAGCAATCGAACGCCGAGCTTGTGGTCAGGTTGGAGCCAAGGGTTATCGCCGACTTTGTGGCCGTGGTGTTGTCCCTGGTGACAAAACTTAGGGCATTAATAGCATCGGTGGTGTCGTGCCAAAAGCCGCAGCCGTTCCCGGTCAAGGTGTCTGATATTGCCCAACCCGCGTTGGAGTCGTTCAAACCCACAAACCACCGTGTCGTGGTCGCCGCTATCAATCCTACGTTCCACCGGCAATGGAAATTGAACCCACCAAGCCCCGCCGCATTGCCCCGCCAGTAGCGTTTTTCCGCCGTCGCCGTCCGTAGACCCAAGAACTGGTTGGTGGTGGTGACGACGTTAGCCCAACGGGTGCGCTTTTGTTGGCTGAGTATGGCCGGTGATGTAGTGGAAGGCGTTGGGTGAGATACCGTCCCGCCCGATGTCCATCCCAAGCCGATATTAATCCCAACCGTCGTGCCGTTGTTTGGCAGGTAGGCGGAATAGCCATTCTCGCTGATAAATTCCTGCACCCTTACGTCCAATCCGCTCGGCTTTATCCATTTTAGCTGCATGCTGCCTGCGCGTTTTCGGGCGAATATCTTAATGGTGTCGGTGTCCGCCGCCGTCATAGGGAATGCGGTGGCGGCGGCCAATTGCTGTTGGTTAGCCAGTGTAGTGGCTTTTACGATGCCGTCCGCACCTTCAACCGTCCAATCGCCGTTCTCGTTGAGGTAAACGGCCTCACCTGGCAAAAGCGTCCCTTTCCATTCCTCGGTGGCGTTCGTGCCGTCGAAACGTTCAAGGGTGCAAAGGTTTGAAATTGACGCATGGTGGTTGCGCAATGTCAATTGTTTGACATTGCGCACCAACGACGCACCTGGGGCTGGTACGATGGTATTAGTCCCTGCAGCCGTTATCGAAGCGATGACTGGACCTGTTGGGGTAAAAGAACTGGAGGAACTGACAGACGTGGGGGCATCGACGGCACTATATGTCGCCTTGATGTCGCCAGCAGAGCCAGTTATTACCCTGAGTACGGTCGATGGGCTATTAGGTAGGTTTAGCATATCAAGCGTTCGAGGCGGTCATAACAAAACTTGTGACCTGCACTGGTTGCGTTATAGTTATCAGTGCGGGTGTCAGCCTCAGGTCGTAGAAAAACGTCCCATTGCCTGAAACCGCACCGCTGTTGGGTACGGTAAGATGGACGGTGGTGCCGCTTATGAAGTCAATCCTTGCGCCCGTGCCTATGCCTGTCCCGGTAACGTACTGGCCGACAACTAACCCAGTGGCAGAACCTACGGTGACAGTGTCTTGCCCGGATGTTCCTGTTGTTGTGGTAACTACGTCCGCACCTGCGTCAAAGTCGCACACGAACGTCGTTCCGTCCGATTTGACTATGCGCCCCCATGTGGCCGTCCCAGTCCCGTTCGCGCTGGAATCCTGGGTGATGGCGTTCAATGTCAGCACGCCGCCCGACGCAGACGGGGCGAACGTTGCGTTGCACGTCAATTCAGCGAGCAATACCTGCGTTGTTATCGCGCCTCCCGTGGCAGGCCTGCCCGCACCCGTGCTGTCATAAACACGGAGCAACGCGGACGCGCCCGCCCTTGTCGTGATTGCGTCCATAGATGCATTCCTTATACTTACATCATAAGCGATTGTCATGTTATCCCTCTATCTTGGTGAATTCATAAATTCCGTCCGCGTTCTTTCCGCCGACGATGCGTGTGGTTTTTGGTTTGGCTAGGCTTAGCGCTATGGCTTCCTGGCCTTGAGCCAATAACCGTGTTTGTTCTTCCAGTTTAAATATAACTTCATCCATTTGCGGGTCCATGTCTTCCTCGCCACTCTCCGTGCTGTCTTCCCCTGGGCTTTCGGCTTCCTTTCCCGTCTGTTGCTTAGTTTCCAGCATGGACAATTCCTGCCTCTTGGCCTGGATAGTCGCGGTGATCGCCTTTGCCTCGGATTGCGCAGCCTTCATTTGCAAGTCTTGGTTCTGTTGTTCCAGTTCTTTCAGGTGTTGTTCCGCGCCCTGTAGCGCGGCTTGCATCTCTTGGGTATGTTGCTCCGCCCCTTGCAATGCGTTTTGCATTTCCTGGATTTGTTGTTGTGCCTGCGCCTTTTGTTGGTCTTCGCCGCCTTCTTCTTGGTCTTGCAATTCAGGAGGCAACAGTTTCTTTGCCCTGGCTATCCAGGCCTGTTCATCCTGCAATCCCATCTCCTTAAATATCAAGTCCTTGTACATTTGCTGCATTTGCGGGTCTTTGGATGCCATGTCTAGCAGCTTTTCCGAGTTCTCCTGGCGTTGGGTCTGGTATGACGGCCCTATGCTGATAACCACGTCCAGCTTGCCCAGCATGTCCGGGTTGATGATGTGTTTGACCCCCAAGGCGTTCTGCTTGTTGGCGGCCTCGGCGTAAGGTTGTTCCATTGTTGGGTTGACTTGCGCCTTTTCCTCCGTGCCGTCCACGTTTTGCAGCCTGAGTATATCCCCGTCCTTGGCAACGGCCTTGAACAAGTTTATCAATATCTGCTCCCCGTACCTTAACGCCCTGGCAAGGTTGTCCGGGTAATGGAAGGTGGACAAGTCTGATTGGGCTTGCCTTGCGTTCATGGCCTTGCCTGACGCCCCAGGTGCGACTTCGCCCGGTGCCGAAAACTGCCCTGACGCGTTGTGTGCGAACTCAAGGAAGGTCTGCATGGCGGTAAATTCCGCCGTCGGTGTCATGGCGGGTTGTTCTTTGCGCGGCGGCGGCAACGCCCTGCCATCGTCTGTGTAGGCGTTATGGTACAGAACAAGCGGGTTACGGCCATCGGCCATCATCCTCCATGTGTCCTTTGATGCGTCCACTACGGGGACGGCTTCAACCGCCACGCTCCAATTGGGGGATTCTTGCTTGGCTATCGACTCCACGCCCTTTGAGGCCATGTAGTTGATAACGCGGTTTTGGTCGATGATGTTGTGCGCTTCGCCTTTCAGGTACGGCACCCCGTTTTCTATGTACATTTGCCCCCATACCGGGCAGAACGGCACTAAACCGCCAGCCCAGGGTTCTTTATGTACAGGTTCGTCCTCGCCGCCTAGCAATACGCAATAATGCCATTCCTCACGGTATGTGGTGCGCTCCATGGGCTTTCCGTCGTCGCCAATTGCCAGTTCACGGCCTTCGTTCTCGGATTTGTAGCCAGTGCCGCCGTCCGCATACTGTTGTAATTTGTCCTTTACCGTGTCGCAATAATAGTATTTAGCGATGATGCAGGTGTCCTTCATCACCCAAGTACCGTCATTTTCCCATGAGGTAGGGTCTACGCCATATTCCAATTCTACCGTATCCTTCCTTGCTTCTTCCTTCATAAACCCCCATTTGGCCGATGAACCATCAACCGAATGTATGGACATAGGGTCTAGGAATATGCTGTCAAGCGGGTTTTTTATGGGCTTTATCTGTACGGTCTTATCAAATGAATCGGGGCTGTCGTAGTCAAGGCATATTTCGTAATAGCCTTCGCCGCCCCTGACTTGGAAATCTACGGCCGTGTCGGTAGCGTCGTCGGCATTGGACTTTGACTTGACCGCCCTAGACCACTTTTCCACGACTTCGGCCGCCGATTGGTCTGCCGCCGAGTCCCCCGGCATGACCTTGGCCTGTGGCCTATTCATCCGCACGGAGTTGACGATCTTTTTACAGGCCGGGTCGGTTATGTTGATGGTCAGCAAGCCTTCTCTCTCCCTTCGCGCCTGGTCATAGGTGCGCCCGTACATATCTAGGTATTGGTTGCCGTTGAAGGTGTCCCCGAAGCTGAACGCTATGGCCTGTTTGGACAACCGCCTTGATTCTGCCCAAAACTCTTTGGCCTCGTCGTACCTTTTACGGGCTATAGTCACTATGGATTGTTTATCTGCTGCCATGTCTAATCCTTAAATCAATGGCTTAAGTATATTACTTAATTGTAAATTACGCTATCAGTGGCTACACCTTTATGGACAGTAGTTAATTACAGGTTTTTCTTTACTTATTTTCATCTGCTAACCCAGCTATGTCCGTGGTTTGCCGCTACGTGCAGGATAGGCTCTTGACGCTTGTTGACGATGCCAGGGAACAGCTCTGTCAACCCCCATATCAATGCATTCGCCCGGTTGGGTGACTTCTCACCGATATAGCCGGATGTCGAGAACCCGCACAGTTCTTCTTCCAAGTCAAAGAAGTTGCCGACGTGCCTTACCTTACCAATTTCGTACAACGAACTGATAGGCTCCGCCCTGACCACTTTCCCCCTAGTCGCAGTGACAGCCTTGTAAGGTGTCCGTGGCCTTGCGGTTTGGATTACATGCCTGACCATTTCCCCACCATAATTGGCTTCGCCCACCACAATATCTGCATTGTGGCGGTCATAAGCGGATGTGGCTACGTTTCCCCAGGTGGCGGGACCCGCCTTTACCGTGCAATCTTCCAGCAGATAGGCGTTCCCGTCCGTGCCAAGGCCAACTACACATATCCCTATCGCGTCGTTGTCCGCGTTGTCAACGTCGCCAGAACCGCTTGGGTCAACCGCCACGACGACCCGCACCAGGTCAGGCACCAACCCGTCGGTCACGCGCCATTTGTCTATGGTGGATTCTTCAAACAAGGCGTTTGGGTTTGCGTCCGTGAACTCGCCGAACAAGAACCTGCGCTGGTAACGGGCGTTTTGACCCTTGAGCAACTCAAGGTAGTTCGGCGCTATGTTCTCTACATTATCCATCGGGTTCATCTGAAAAGATACGTAATCTCCCGGGTTCGTCAATGCCATCCCGGTATCAGGGTCTATACCCTTAATGAATAGCTTGTATGTCCAGTGGTTCTTGTTTGGCGGGTTGCAATCGTTGTACTCCCTGACTTTGAGCAGGTCGCCGTCGGTGTCATAGACTTTTTGGGCAAGCCGTGTCAGTACCGTGTTACGTGATGAAAGCGGGATTTGTGAGCATTCGTTATTGTAGATGGTCGAATATTCTTTGCCTAATAGCTTTTCTGTGCGCTCCTTGTCGTCGAGGCCGTTAAACCAAACTTCGCTGCCGTTTTCAAAATGGGCGAACCAGTCCGAACGGTTAATTTGGTATTTGTAACCCGGAAATGCCGACTCCATGACTTTTGGGAATGTTTCA